GGCCCTGAGCTGTTTGTTCCTGACCGTGCTGGCACGATCCTGCCTAACGGTGTCGGCATGGGCAGCACAACAATCACAGTTAACGTCAGCGCGTCTGAAACCTCTGCTGACTCCAGCAACGGCCAAGGCGCATCGCTTGGCAAGGCGATCGGCCTGGCAGTACAACTAGAACTGATTAAACAGAAACGGCCTGGCGGCCTTCTCGCAACCGTCTGATGGCAACTTTCCCGTCTATAACGCCGACATACGGCCTCCAAAAGCGCAGCAGCCCTTCAACGCGAACTGTTCGCTTCGGTGATGGGTTTGAACTTAGGCTCAAATATGGCCTGAACCAAAACCCCAAGGTCTATCAGTTGACCTTTGAGGTTTCAGAAACTGACGCAGATACGATCGAAACTTTCCTTGATGCCCGTGCTGATGATTCAGCATCGTTTGATTTTACTCCGCCAGGTGAGAGCAGCGCATCTAAGTTTGTTTGTGAGAGCTGGAGCAAGTCGATTCCATACCTGAACCGCGCCACAATTAACGCAACATTCCGTCAAGTTTTTGAACCGTAATGGCAGCAGTTGCAGCCTGGGCAGCCAGCACCGCTTTTTCTGTTGGTGACATACGCAGGGCCACCACAAGCCAAGACAGTGGGCTGTGGTTTCGCTGCACAACAGCTGGCACTTCTGCCAGCAGTGAGCCAAGCTGGCCAACGGATGTTGGCAGCACAGTCACTGACAACACTGTTGTCTGGACTGCGATCAGCAGCGTTTATGAGGACGTTTCTGTTCTTGCTCCCAGCGCAATCATTGAGCTGTTTGAGCTGCATCTGGACAGCACATTGCACGGCAGTTCTGACGTTTATAGGTTTCACGCTGGCAGCAATGCCGCAGTGACGGGCAACATCGTGTTTGACGGCAATGCCTACACGAGGTTTCCAGTCATCGCTGAGGGGTTTGAGATGACATCAGGTGGCAGCCTTCCTCAGCCGACGCTGAGCGTTGCCAACCTTGACGGGACGATGACCACGCTGCTGGCGCTGGTCAATGCCACAACAACAGGCAACGATCTGACGGGCGCGACGGTCAAGCGGATCCGCACCCTGAAGCGTTACTTAGACGGTGAATCAACAGCGGACCCAAACGCTAGGTTTCCAACTGAAGTTTGGCGCATCAACCGCAAGTCAATGGAGACCCGTGACATGGTGGTTTTTGAGCTAGCAAGTGAGTTTGACCTTGTAGGCCAAAAGCTGCCGAAGCGGCAGATCGTCGCCAACATTTGCCAGTGGATTTATAGGAGTAGCGAGTGCAGCTATACCGGCAGCAACTACTTCGACGTAAATGGCAATACCGTCAGCACGTTGGCTGAGGATCAGTGCGGCAAGCGTCTTTCATCTTGCAAGCTGCGGTTTGGTGAAAACGGAACCCTGCCGTTTGGCTCTTTCCCTGGGGCTGGCCTGACACGATGAAACTGACTGACGCAATGCATGCAGACATCCTGCAGCACGCAAAGGATGAGTTCCCTAAGGAAGCCTGCGGCCTTGTCGCTGTGGTAAAAGGCAGGCGTCGATACTTTCCCTGCCGCAACATTGCCCAAACACCTGACGAGCATTTTGTGCTGGACGGTTGGCATGAAGTGGAGGACAAAGGCGAAGTAGTGGCAATCGTTCACAGTCATCCTGTGTCTAACCCCAGGCCGTCAGAGGCTGATCGTGTTGCCTGTGAAAAGTCCGGTTTGCCCTGGTTCATCGTCAACCCAAAAACTGAGGACTGGGGCTACTGCGAGCCAGACGGTTTTGAGCTGCAGTATGTAGGCCGTGAGTTTGTCCACGGGATTGTGGACTGCTACACCTTGGTGCGTGACTTTTTCCAGCGTGAGTACGGCATTACGTTGAGCGACTATCACCGCCGTGACCAGTGGTGGCACAACGGAGAGAACATGTATGTGGAGAACTTTGCCAAGGAAGGGTTTTCACGGGTGCCGGTTGAGCAGCTGCAGCGTGGTGACCTGCTGCTGATGAACCTGCAATCACCCGTGCCAAACCATGCTGCGATTTACCTTGGTGAGCAGCAGATTTTGCATCATGTGCAGGGCCGTCTGAGTTCTAGGGATTTACTGGGTGGCTATTATTTGAAGGCCACAGACCGGGCGATACGTCATGAAAGTCGTTAAGGTCTACGGCGCCTTAAGGGAGCGGCTAGGCCAGTGCCGGTTTGAGCTGAACGTGGCAACACCTGCCCAAGCAATCAAGGCTCTGTGCGTCAATTTCCCTGGCCTTGATAAGTGGCTTATTGACAGTGAGAAGGATGGCGTCGGCTACCGGGTGAGGGTTGGGAAGCAAGAGGCAACGCCTGATGATGTCAGCGTGCTGGGCCTGCCTTGGTCTGACCGTGAGGTCTTCAGCATTACACCTGTGGTTGCTGGCGCAGGTGGCGGCTGGGGCCGTGTTCTGTTTGGCGCTTTGTTGATTGGTGCGTCGTTTATCAGTTTTGGTGCGACAGGGCTATTTTCAGGAGGTACCGGCTTGGGCACGAGCGCAGCTGGCCTCGTTCAAACAGCCACTGCAACCGGTATCTACGCAGGTGCTGGATCCGCAGCCCTTGGCGTCATTGGTGCTGGCTTGGTTCTAACTGGTGTGGCGCAGATCATCTCGCCAACGCCACCATCAGGGCTTGAGCTGAAAGAGGCAAACAGGATTCAAAACTTCAGCTTCAGCGGAATCACCAACACCAGCCAGCAGGGTCTTGCGGTGCCTATAGCTTATGGGCGGGTGTTCGTTGGCTCGGCTGTTATTAGCAGTGGCTTTGATGTTGACCACTCTGCTAAGACAACGACTGATCCACGGTTTGTCGGCTTGCCATTCAGTATGCGTAAGAAGTATGGCCTGGTATTTGAAACCGCAGGTGCTGCCGGGTTCCCCTCCTCATGATTGACGAAAAACTGATTCAAGGTGCTGGCGGCGGCGGCGGCAAAGGCGGCGGCGGCAGCAGCAGAACTCCGACTGAGGAGGATGATAGCCTTAAATCGGAACAGTTTATCAATATCCTTGAGCTTCTTTGTGAAGGCGAAATTGAAGGATTAGATGACGGCGCAAAAAGCATTTTTATCGATGAAACGCCAGTTCAAAACAGTGATGGGTCTGTAAATTTTGAAAATTTTACCGGAACTTTTGCGGTCGGCACGCAAGGGCAACCGCATATCCCAAACCCTTCGGGGGGCATTCAAAACGAAAAAGCTGTCAATATTGAAGTAACTAACGGATCGCCAGTCACACGATCAATCACTGATTCAGACGTTGATCGTGTTCGTGTCACAGTCACAGTTCCTTCGCTCCAAAAGGTTGAGGACGATGGTGACATTGTTGGCACCTCTGTTGATATAAAGATTCAGGTTCAATATGACGGTGGCGGATACAATGACGTTCTCACTGATACGATTAGCGGCAAAAGCAGCAGCCGTTATCAGCGAGATTATCTTGTAAATCTGACCGGCAGTTTTCCAGTTGACTTGCGTGTTGTTCGTGTAACTGCAGATTCATCTAGCGCAAAACTTTCAAACTCAACATTTTTCAGCAGCTTTACGGAGATTCAAGATGAGAAGCTGGCCTATCCAAATACTGCGTTATCTGGCCTGCGTTTCAGCTCAAAGCAGTTTCAGAACGTTCCAGCCCGCAAGTATTTGATTCGTGGGACAAAAGTTCAGATTCCGCACAATGCAACGGTAGACACAACGACACATATCGGGCGGATTACATACACCGGCCTGTTTAATGGCACGCTTGGCGCAGCAACCTTCACAAGCGATCCGGCCTGGTGCCTTTTCGATTTGCTAACAGACACTCGCTACGGGTGTGGCATCCCTGCGGCAACGTTAGATGTATTTGACTTCTACGAAATCAGCCGTTATTGCAATGAGCTTGTCGATGATGGCAAAGGCGGGCAAGAGCCACGCTTTAGCCTCAACCTGCTGCTTAACACCCGTGATGAGGTCTACAACGTCATTCAGCAGCTGACAAGCATTTTTAGGGGCATCAGCTACTACGGGGCTGGCTCTTTAGTCCTGCGGCAGGATAAACCAGCCGACTCCCAATATCTGATTGGGCCGAGCAATGTTGTTGGTGGATTGTTCACTTACAGCGGCACAGCAGAGAAAACACGGCACACCTGCGCGACGGTTGCTTGGCAAAGTTATGACACGCTTGGTGAGGTTGAATATGAATACGTTGAGGATCATGATGCCGTTGCTAAATACGGCATCGTCAATAAAGACATCAAAGCGGTTGGCTGCTACAGCCAAGGCCAAGCACACAGGCTCGGCAAATGGCTGCTTACCAGTGAAAGGCTGTTGTCAGAAACAGTCACCTTTTCTATTTCGATTGATGCGGGCATCGTTGTCACCCCAGGAATCGTTATTGACATTGCTGATCCCCTGCGTGCTGGCACACGCCGCAGCGGCAGGGTTAGTTCTGCAACGACAACTGTAGTCACGATTGACAGTGACACAAACCTGTCTGTGAATCTGGCAAACAGCCCAACCTTGTCAGTGCTGTTGCCAACAGGCTTGGTTGAAACAAAAACGATCGACAGTATTTCAGGCGCTGCAATCACTGTCAGCGAGGCGTTTAGCCAAGCGCCACAGTCAGACGCCATTTATTTGATTCAAACCAGCGATATTCAGTCACAGCAGTACCGGATTGTGTCTGTTGCTGAAGGCGGTGATGGGACAGTAAGCGTGAGTGCCGTTGCTTATAACGAGTCAATCTATGCAAACGTTGAACAAGACATTGCGCTTACAACACGTGACATCAGCAATCTGACCACCACGCCAAATGCGCCAGAAGGCTTGAGCGGCACTGAGTTTCTTTATCAAGAGGGTCAAACGGTTCACACAGGATTTGACCTCAGCTGGCAGCACGACAGGATTAATGTCAATGAGTTCCGCGTCAAGTACAAGCTCGACGATGACAACTTTACTGAACTTGACACTTCTAACCCGTCGATCACTCTGCGGAATCTAAAAGCCGGAAAACTCACAGTTCAGATCCGCGCAAAAAACTATCTCGGCAAACAAAGCTCAACAGCATCAGCAACGTTTGAACTTGTAGGCAAAACGGCTGTGCCTGGCGATGTGCAGAACTTGTCGATTGAAGCGATTAGCGCCAACAGTGCTCGCCTGCGCTGGGATCAAACTGTTGACCTTGACGTGAAGGTGAACGGCCTTGTTCACATTAAGCACAGCAATCTGACTGATGGGACAGCGACTTGGCCAAACTCTGTTGATCTTATTGAGGCGGTCGCTGGCAACTCAACTGAAGCCATTGTGCCGTTGGTAGCTGGTGAGATATTTGCCAAGTTTGAGGACGATCTAGGTAATAAGAGCACAAATGCAACCAGCGTCATCATGCAGTTCCCAGATACTCTGGGACGACTTGCGGTTGAAACCCGTAGAGAGGACTTAGATAGCCCACCTTTCCAAGGGACAAGAACTGACTGCACTTACATCGAAGACCTAGACGCATTGGTCATTGATGGTGATGAAGATTTAGATGATGCGACCGATTTTGATGAGATTGATGATTTCGACAACATGGGTGACGTGTTAGCTTCTGCGGAATATCAATTTGTCAATGCTCTCGACCTAGGCGCACGGTTCTCGTTGGATATTCAGCGCCGGTTTGTCACGCGAGCATTTTTCCCAAATGCCTTGATCGACTCCCGTAGCGCCAACGTAGATGATTGGAGCGATTTTGATGGTGATGAGGCTGACGCAGTAAATGCCAAGCTGTATTTCAGAAGCACCAACGACGATCCATCAGGTTCTCCGACTTACGGCGCATGGCAGGAGTTCATATCCGGAACGTTTGAGGCCAGGGCGTTCCAGTTCAAAGCAGAGCTAACCAGCTCCGACACGGGTCAGAACATTTTGGTTGATGAGCTGGGCTATGAGGCAACGTTCCAGCGCAGGCAAGAAAATAGCAACGGCACTATCGCTTCAGGCACCAGCACTAAGAGCGTGACCTTCGACAAGGCGTTCTTCACGGGCACAGCATCGCTTGGTGGAACGAACGCTTATCTGCCGAGCGTTGCAGTCACGGTTCAAAATCTTGGCAACGGCGAGCGGCTAAACGTCAGCAATGTCAGTGCCACTGGCTTTGACGTGGACATCTTGAACAGCAGTGATGCCAACGTGAATCGCAACTTCACGTATGCGGCTGTGGGCTATGGCAAGGCGGTTTAACATAAAGGCACTGTTGTCGAAAACGGGCTGAGGCATGGCTACTCACGATTATGTGATTGCTAATGGAACGGGAGCTGCGGTCCGTTCTGACTTGAATAACGCCCTTGCGGCAATCGTCAGCAACAACAGCGGCAGTTCTGAGCCTGGGACGACCTACGCATATCAATGGTGGGCAGACACTAACGCCAACGTCCTGAAGATCAGGAACAGCGCGAACGACGCATGGATCACGCTGCGAGAGCTTGACGGCACGATGCTGATTGAAGACGGCAGTGCCTCAACGCCTGGCCTTGCATTCGCTGACGACACCAACACGGGCATCTTTAGCGGTGATGCTGACGAAATCGGTTTTGCGACTGGCGGTGCAGAGCGTCTAAAAATCAGCACTTCTGAGGCTGTATTTAACGACGTCAGCAATGATGTTGACTTCCGCGTGGAGTCAAACGGCCAGACTCACATGCTGTTTGTCGATGCAGGAAATGATCGGGTAGGCATAGGAACGTCGTCGCCTAGTCATCTTGTTGACGCAAGAACAGCATCAGGGAATGCTCAAATCAATCTAAGATCTGGCGGCGATCTTGCTCAATTACTTTTAATTAGCAACGATACAAGCGGACAGTCTCAGATCAATTTTGGAGACAACGACGCAAACAATATAGGAATTATTCAATACTCACACAGCGACGACGCTCTCAAGATCACGGTAAACTCATCAGAGCGAGCACGCATCGATTCAAGTGGCAGGCTCCTCGTGGGGACGTCTAGCAATATCGGCTCTGGTGCAGACAACCGCGACACAATTGTCGGAGTGTCAGCATCTGGAGCTGGTTTATTGTTGGGTCGAAATGATACATCAACAGCAGAAGGAAACAATCTCGGCAAGATACAATTTTGGGGAAACGATGCTAATGGCACTTATGAGCAGTGCGCCAGCATTCAGGCTCAAGCTGATTTAGCCCACGATACAGGTGACAAACCTACGCGCCTCGTGTTCTCCACCACAGCGGATGGTGCAAGCAGCACGACGGAGCAATTACGGATAGACAGTTCTGGAAACTTGCTTTTCCAGCAAGAAGCAGGATCAAGTTACCCAGAGCAACAACTTAAATGGTCTAACGATGATTCGACTACAAACGGTTTCTTTATCTCGCAGGACAGTGACCGCAACGGCAAAATTTTTCATGAACAGGGCTTAGATATTTTATTTGGCACCAACAATACGGAGCGGATGCGCCTAAATTCATCGGGAAATCTGATGCTGGGGCATACTTCCGCTGCAGATAGCAACAACAGGCTCGAACTAGAAAATACTTTTGGAGGAAGAATGGGCTTCCTTCGAGATGATACTTCTGTTATCGAGAACGATGATATCGGTATGTTGTCTTTCTACGGAAATGATAGCAGTGGTACATATCACACCATTGGCTCAATTCAAGTACATGCTGATGGAGAGCATTCAACCGGCAGTAAGCCAACAAGAATGACATTTTCTACATGCGCAAGCTCAGCTAATAATCAAACCGAGCGGGCGCGAATTACGAGTGCTGGCAATTTTCTTATTGGTCAAACTAATGGCTCTTTTGGCACTCGGGGGCATATTTTTAGCCCTAACGGACAGGCTTATCACATTTGTGACACTGACACTCCTCTTTTAGTTAATAGACAGGACAATGATGGAGAGCTTGTCCGTTTTGCACAAGCGGATGTTGCTGAAGGGAGTATCACAGTTAGTGGTTCTACTGTTTCATACAACGGCGGACACCTTTCGCGTTGGTCACAACTTGCAGGTGGAGCGGTACGAACTGAAATCTTGCGTGGCTCTGTGCTGAGCAACCTTGATGAGATGTGCGAATGGGGCGAAGAAGACAACGAACAATTGAACCGGATGAAGATCAGCGATGTTGAAGGCGATCCAAACGTGGCTGGTGTCTTTCAGGGTTGGGACGATGACGATGACACCTACACCAACGACTTCTACTGCGCGATGACGGGTGACTTTGTGATCCGCATTGCACAGGGCACAACCGTTGCACGCGGTGATCTGCTGATGTCTGCTGGTGATGGAACGGCAAAACCGCAGGATGATGACATCGTGCGCTCTAAGACGATTGCCAA